TGTGAAAAAAATGATGAAGAAGATCTTTAAAGAGGATAAAATGAAACGAGAGGAGATGATTGATATGATTATAGCAAAAAAAGAGGTGAAGTAGTAGTTACAGAAGAAGGAAAACCGAAAGAAAAGAAAACAATTCCTGCTTCTGCTTCACACGAAAAGGAGTTGAAGAACGCGTCTCTTCACTCTCTTCTCGATGACATCTTAGAAAAAGGTCGTAAGGCTGCTTGGCAAAAAGAGCCCAAAGACGAAGGCGACAAGGAAGCAATGATGCCAGGTCGACTTATGGGCGACCCTGGTTCTAGAGAACACGAACGTAAACGAGTGGGAGAAATTCACGAATCTGGCAGAGTTGAGAATCTCAAGCGGATCGCGAAAGAAGAAGGCGAGTCTGGAAAGCGCTATGCAGCTAAGCACGGCGTAAAGGTTGACTAAAATGGCCGTCAAGGAAAAAACATCTTCGACTAGAATAACTCAATTTCCCGCTTCCAAGACTTCTCATGTTGTCGCACAAAAAGAATCACGAGAAGGAAACGAGAAAACAGGCTCTCGATCGACTAAGATGTATCGTTATCATGATGATTCGATTATTGCTTCGAACAAAAAGGGAGTAAAGAAAATCCCAGCGAATGTTCAACACGAAAAAGAACTAAAGGAAGCTTCAATGAAGACTATTGACATAGTAGACAATCTTCTTGCTAAATGTCATTCTCATGTGCTCGAAAGCGAGACCGAAGAAGGACTCAAGAAGAAAAAGAAACAGCCCGAAAAAGCCGATGGGCATACACTAGGGACCGACCCTGCTCCAAGGTCAGAAGGCGAAATGGTGAAGAAGAAAGAGTCCGATGCTCACAAGTCTTGGCAATCGGGACAGCGATACAGAGAAGAGCAAAATCGCTTGAAAGAACAAAGACTTCACGAGAAAGAAGCTTATAAAAGAACTAGAATGACCGGCGGAATGTCTGAATGGGGTAAATACAAGGCAGAAGCTGATGCTAACAAACGAGAAATGGAAGAAAAAGAAAAGTCTATGACTTCTGCTATCGACGAACTCATGATTAAAGCACGAGTCAATAGACTCGATTATGATGAAGACGGAATGCCCCAAACTCCTGAAGCTCAAAAAGAGTTTGACGAGAGAGGCAGACGAAATGCAGCAATGCACGCAGGCATAAAGCCAAAGGTTCCCAAAGGTGTAAAGCCACGGAAAGGCGAAGAAGTAGACAAGTCTATGATTACAGTTGTAGACGAGCTCATGACTAAGGCACGAGTGGCAGCTTCTAAACCTCGTTCGGTCAAACTTTCTCCAGAGAAAGAAAAGGAAGTGCTGGCTCGTCACGAACAAAAGCTTCGCTCTCTCAGACAAGCTTCATACAAGCCCGACTACAGCAGATACGCTAATCGAATGTATGAAGAAGAAGGTGGAGAGAAATCTCTTGATGAAAGAACAACAGATTTGGTAAAGAACATTCAATATCAATCTGAATCTCGAGACGATTTGTCACAGCGATTTGAAAAGTTTCACAAAGATAAACAGAGAAGCTTGAAGTCTGTGTCTAGCACGTGGCACGAAAGCTCAAGCTTTATTACAAAAGGAAATGTCATTGGCCCTGGTGGCGAGGAGGCAACATTAGTGAAAAAACCGAGTATGTATGATAAACCTTTAAGAAAGATTCCATCGGGAAAGAGAACTCCAGACTATCATCAGCTTGAGCAAAAAATGGACGAAAAAACTTCTCTCTACAAGAAACGAGAAGCAGCTAAAAAAATCAAAGAGGCAGGGCTCGACGAAGGCGCAGAATAAACGATGGCACACCCAATAAATGAATACAAGATTCTTCAGATTCTAAAGAGTTCTTTCACTGCGCTAAAATCAACTGGTAGTTCGTTCGACCAGACATTCAAGTTTCTATTCGATACTTATGATTTAGGCGCAGATGAACGTTCTGCATTCAAAGATATTATTATAAACGATAAGATTCAGTATCATACAACATACGCGAATCTTTCGTCGGTTCTCCCAGCGATTGTGGTCATAATGGACCAAGAAACGCAAATCGAGAGCAATAAACCCATCGGTGATGTATTAGGAAGCGAAACGCTTACTGACGGTAGCACTCAACTCGATTCGGACGAGTACGGCGTTATAATGCAGGGAGTATACTCGATAAATATTTTGGCAAAACAAATACTTCTCGTCAGATTGTTAGGAACATTCGTAAGATTTATATTGGAAAGCTATTCGGCAAACAACGACGACATGGCTGACCTCGATATAAATACAGACAGATTTTCTCCTGACGCAGAGTATTTCCCAAACGATGTATTTCATGTGCATCTCATAGCGAGATTCAGATTTGTTGAATCTTGGAACGAAATTTACGGTCCAATAAGCGACATTTTCATGAACTCATGTGGCGGAGAATTTTGGCAAAATATCGATGGTTCTGGGATAGAAACGCTTTAGAACTATTAATTTATAAACTTGACATAGGTTTCTAAACGCTCTAAGAAGAAACACTAAGGAGATAAACTAATGGGTGTTTATTTTAACGGAAGGTATTACATAAAACCGCAGGCTGCAACGTATGTCGACGATACGGCGCTAACTCCTGTTGGTTTGGTTGGTTCAAATGTCATCGGAATGATGGGACCAGCAAAAGATGGTGTTCCTAACCAAGCGTATCTCATTACCGCCCTACGAGATGCAACCGAGATTTTTAGCGAAGGTCCGCTAGTTGATGGAATTGCGATGGCTTTTTCTGGTGGAGCTCAGTACATTTGGGCAACCAGAGTTGGTGGCACGTATGCTAGCAATACGTTCACAAATCAACCAACACAGGCAGCTTATGTTCCTTCGGATACGCCAGAAATCCCATTCAAACTTTTGTCGGTAGCTTTCGGAACTCATGCTAATGGTATTCAGGTGATTGCAGATGCTAACGCGACCAAGGGAATTGACGTTTCAGTTGTGGGTCAAGGTAATACAATAACAGTTACAGGTCTTTTCTACGATGTTCTCAAGGTTCAAAACAACTCAGCCAGTCCGATCTCATTCGTAACTTCGAAGAATGTTGATGCGTACGAATTAGAAGTTTCAGACGGCACTAACACTGCTCCAGTTATTGACCTCGTTGGTGTAGCATCTACAACCGACCTCGTCGACAGGATCAAAGATGCTATGGCAAATGCAACTCCTGGAGCAATTGATGACACTTCATTCGTATTTACGGTCCTGAAAGAGATTCCAGGAACGCAATTCGATACGGCAACTTTTTCTGCAACAGCAGGAAACAGCACAACATTGCAAGCCAATGTGAGAGCAGTTTATGATTGGCTAAATTCGGGAACTCAGCCTTATGTCACAGCTGAAGACTCAAACAACATTTTTACGACGTCAGAAGAAAAAGACATTACGCTTCTCGAAGCTGGCTCAACTTTCAACTTGGCGCTTGGCTCGACATCCGGATCGATTGGTGATTTAGATGCGACTTCTTATACAGGTGCTCTTGCCGAAATCTATGAAGATCTCGATCTAGATCTTGTTGTTCCAATTGTTGACGACTATCTTGGAAAATCAGTCACAGGTTCTGCTGATGCTATCTTCACAGCTGTAGCTAATCACTGCAAATCAATGAGTACAACTTCTTCTGAAGAAAGAGTCGGCCTCGTTGGCTTCCAGTTTGTAGACTATGGCGGAGCAACTCCAGATGGTGATGCCGATACACTCACAACTACTTTAGTAGGAAAAGCATCTGGCTTCAATTCGCCATACATGGTCGTTTGCGCTCCAAGGCTCAAGACATTTGACACGAGAGGAAACCTCAAGTTCTTCAACGGCACCTACACGGCAGCTTACATCGCTGGATTGATTGCTTCTTTCCCTGTTGGCGAACCCATCACGAACAAAGAAGTTTCTTCGATTCAGGCTCTTTCTACATACTTCAAGAACAGACAGATTCTCGAGCTTATTGACAACGGCGTATGCGTTATTGAACGAGTTGGTGCGGCTCTGAAGGTTGTTCAAGGAGTGACAACTTGGATTTCCGATGACAACTACAATAAGAAAGAAATCTCAGTCAGACTAGCAACAAACTACATTGCGAAGACATGTAGAGAAAATCTGCAGCAGTTTGTCGGTAGAAAGAACTCACCGTCAATCCTTCAAATCATCAAAGGCTCTCTTGTTCAAGTTCTCAGAGAGCTTGAAAATAATGAAATTATTGTTGGGACACCTGACTACCCAGCTTACAGAAATCTTACAATCACAGCAACTGGCGATAGAGTGTATGTTTCATTTGAATGCTCACCCGTTCTTCCGATAAACTACATCCTAATCACAGTTCACGCATCCGTATTTACAGCAACGATCTAACATTCGTAAGGAGTTATAATAATGGCGAAAGTATATAGTGGCAACACGGTTCTTGTTGTTATCAAAAACAAGCCGGTTGGGCTTCTTCAAGACGTCACAGCGGACGAAGATTTCGCACCAGAACCGGCTTCTGGAATTGGGGATCCGAGAGTAGTTGAATATGTCCCAACGATGTATAGAATTTCGTTGGCGGTATCTTCTATGTCACTTCGAAAAGATTCACTATTTTCAGTAGGTGTTTTCCCAGAAAACATCGACAAATATTTAGCTACAGAACCCTTCACAGTTCTTGTCATCGACAAAGTCACAAGAAAGACAATACGTCAATACAACAACTGCATCTTTGGTAGAGGAACATTGGCAGTAAGAAAGCACACAATCGTTTCTCACAACTGCACATTGTTAGCTACTGAAGCTCTAGAAGGTGAAGCAGACGGATTTGTAGAAACAACAGCTTAATAAATAATCAACAAAGGAGCATGAAAAATGCGCAAGCTCTCCCAGTATTTCGACTATAATCTCAATGGTAAAGATTACAAAATCAGATTCAAAACACCTACAGTAGGCGAGCAGATTGCTATCGGGCAGCAACATGCTGCTTTGAAAGCAGGTTTTCAGCAATTGGACGATGTGTCAGAATTGCTTGCTTTCGCTACTGCTACTCTTTCTATCGTAATAGAAAATAGACCAGAAGACTTAACTTTTGAAGATTTAGGGCCAGAAGACTGGGGTACGATAAGAAAAATGCTATCGGACTACCAACAGTTTGCATTTTTTCGTCCGAAGGCTCCAGATGGAGCTACTCAAGCGTGAATATAAAGTAGCGATATCAGAAGATCCCGATATTGCTGAAGATATCGACGATTACGCTTTTCAGAAATCGAAAAAGAAAGCTCAAGATGAAGTTAAATCTACGCTTACTAGATTAATATATCGAGCTAAATATAACCTCCCTCCAAATGATCCACGATTTTTAGATCTTACTGACGAACAGATTGTATACGAACTAATCTTGCAATCGGAATATAATAAATGGGTTGAACATCGTCATGAAGAAGAAGAAACTGACGATAACAAAATCATCTTCAGAAACACTGACGAATATGAGGCGATGGCTAAGAAAATGGAAAAGGGTGAAGCTCTCGACTTAGAGGCTCTCATGACTCCAGATGAAGATTGGGAAAAGTTAGATGGCTGACGTTGGTTTAACAAACGCAATAAGAGAATTGACATCTGCAATGCGAAGTCAGATGGGTTTACCTGCTGCTGGAGGAGGTGCTCACCCGTTTGCTGGCGGTCCTAGAATGGCCGATATTGGAGACGTTCCACGAGAATGGCATGACGACATAAAAAGACTTACAGATGGCTTAGACGAACATGGCGATATAATAAAAGATCACGGAAAAGATTTTAACCTTACTAAAGGATGACGGAATTATAATAAAAATCCCATTTTCAGAGATTTCTTCCTTTGAGATATTAAGTGAAGATTTAAAAAAAGACTTAAAATTCTTCCTTGATACGGTTATCGCTGGAAAAAAGAAAGATGCTAAAAAAATTTCAATAAATTGTGAGTCTGGAGGAGATGATGGGATTGAAAGAAGCATTATCGTGAGTTACATTAGAGAAAGCCCTGTTTGGAAGACTTCCTATAGGTTAATACAGAGTAGAGAACAGGCATTAGAGCAAAAATGCTTAATCTCGGGATGGGCGATGGTTGAGAATACCACAAACGACGACTGGGAGGATATTGAATTATC